CGGCACGAGTCATGCTCGCTGCCGCGCCGTCCGGGGCAGTCTCAAAAGCGCGCCCTGCCGTTTTCATCATTGACGACATTCTGTACACTGCCGACGGATCCAAGGCGGGCGACGGATCATTCAACATTAACCCCGCAAACTCGTTCAGTGGTGTGCTTTACAGGCATCGCGATAATACGAACGGCCGCGGGCGCCCGACATCAGATCACACCACTTACACTTGGGGCGACGGTATCGTTACTCTACCTATCAAGAGTCTCATGGAGTTCTCGCTTGACGTGTGCGTGAGCATCGCGCACGAGGACTATCATTCCGAGGAGGAGAAAGACAAGGCAGTCGGCTCGTACTTCTTTGGTTTCAAGCTTGACAATCGGGGTATTTGGCAGACCGAAATTCAGTACAATCGCACGTTCATGACACACCACATGCAATGGCGCCTTTCCGTAGAGGCCGGTTCTCACAGGGTTGCTTATACTACGGCGGGTAGTTATGGTGCCGACCCGTACTGGCATTACGATGGTGGTGTTTTCCCTGGCACCGTTTTCACGGTGGCTACCCTTGGCGCGACTCGCGTTGACCTGTAATCAACAAATATAGTTCACTATTGGAAATAGGTGATAATAATATGACTAAGGTCATAGCGACGGTTGTGAATGCGGCCGGTAAGACGGTCAATGCGACAATGAGCGTGCGCCCAGAAACCGTGTATACGTCCGACAATATTACGACAGTTCCCGCTCCCGTGCGCGGCGACGCCGACGACAAAGGCAGGATCGAGGTTGAGGTAGACGCCAGCCATGGCGGACGGTGGGCAATTGTTCTGAATGTTGCCGGCGTTTGGGCGCGTGAAGTCCGCGGCGCGGAATTGCCGGCCTCCGGTGACGTGCAGGTGACCTCCCTGTCGGCGTGGAATGGCGGTACTACCCCCGATCCTGGTAATCCTGGCGGCGGCCAGGGCAATGCTGGCAAGATCACCGTTAGCGACGACGGTCTTACCTGGACTTATGGAGAGTGAGAAAAGTATAATGGCAAACATTACTGGCTACACTAAGGCCGGCGTTGACAAACTGGTCGCCCCCCTGTTCTCCTCAATCTCGCCTTTCACGGTCGGCGGACACTACTACTCCCCCGTCACGTACTTCTGGCCCGATTTCTACAATGAAGGTCAGGCTGGAAAGGTATCGAAGTGGGCCAAGACGTTGGCTTATGGGGATGCGCTCGGCTACGTGATCATGAATCGCTCTACGGGCGATTGGTCTGCGAAAGACAATGATTTTCTCACGCAGGCACAGCGCGCCAACGCCGCGGGAGCAAAGAGAATTCTTTGGTACATTCCTACCCGCTACGGTGTAGCATCGCTCGGCAAAGACGACGCTGCCAGGAATGGTGTGCCCGACCCGGACAAGTTTACGCGCGAATACATTATGCAGTTGTGCGCTAACTTGCGCTCCCAGTATGATGGTCTTTTCCAGGGCGTATTCTTGGACGAGGTAATCAACGGCTGGGGCGCCCAGGCGGGACGCGTCGGATGGTACGGTGACCTCATCGGCGAAATTCGACGCACTTACGGCAAGAATTTCACAATCGCAATCAACCCTGGCAGCAACATTACTGAGGCCGTGTGCGCGCTCGATTTCGACGTGTGCATGAGTTTCGAAAACACCGCCGCAAAGTATTTGACGGATGACCCTAATAACCCGATCGCGAATGATGTGATGCGGGCGCAGCCTTCCACCAAGTGGTGGCACGTCATTCACGGTGTTACGAAAGAGAATTTCCGACAGGTCATTGACCGTGCCGCGTCGTTCGGCGTGTCACACTTGTATGTGACCGATGGTGAACTGGTGGAGGGTGAGGGCGGCCAATGGGTCCCTGAGAAGAATCCTTATCAGAATCCTCCGTCGGATTGGATCATGGAGCGTATGATCGCCTGGCACGGCGGCTACCTCGGACTGGCGGAGCGTGTTGCCGCGTTGGAGGCGAAAGCGGCTCCGACCCCGCAGCCCGGCGCCTGAGGTTTCACGTGAAACATTCCCCCTCACCGCGATTTTTGCGGTTAGGGAGAATGTTTTGTGACACAAGAGACTATAGCCCCAAGCGCTGATAGTCTCCTCCGTGCTCGCGAGCAATATCATCCAATACGCCCATGAGATCGGAACGCGCATCGTCCTGAATGGTAATTGACGGTGAGTTCAGGATCGAATGAATCGTGCTGTCGATCTCTCGGAATCGGCGGGCGGCAATAGCATTGTATTCTGCATCGTCCCATCGTTGTGCTAGACGACGCGCAAGATTAGAAGTGTTCTGGCCGTTTGTTTTATGACTATTGCTCACAATGCTCAGCGGCCAACCGTAAATGATCCATTTACTGATAGCGCCGTCGTCAGTGTTTTCTACGACGACGTCAATTATGGCATCATTGTAGGGATTACACCATTCCAAATGGGCAGTCATGCGCGCTTCGTCAATATCGCACACGTCGGGCTTCGGAAGCCACAACTGCGCGAGGCTAATCTCGTGCTCGATCTCCAGCCTTGGGTTATTCGCTGTCATGAGACGCTCCGCAAAAGCAAGTTGCAGCGCAATGCGGAATGCTTGGGGCCATCGGATTCCTTGTGAGTCCATCCTGCTGTCACGCCGCGCTTCGTCGTCACTGCAACGCCGTTATCGGTGACCTCTATCTTCCCCGACGAGGAGTCAATGACGGTAACTCCCGTGCGGTCAGAAATGCGAAGCGACGTGATCGTGTCTTGCAATTCCCTGGCAATAGCCAGCGTGATTTCCTGGCGGTCAATCTTACTCATTATTCCACCTCCATAGCCGATGGTGTGACACCGATCTGCCCCTGATAATGCGAACCCAATCCATTGGTGCCGTACGGCATGCTGGCTGGCCTGTCCAGGTCCTCGAAAGCGATCTGCGCAATCCTATCCCCAGGGAAAAGACGTGCGGGCTTACTGGAGTGCAGGTTAGCGATCTCCAGAGTCACGTTTCCCTGGAACCCTGGGTCAATGTATCCCGCGGACACGTGTACGAGAATTCCGCGTCGCGCCCACGACGATTTGCCTTCCACTCTGGCGACTAGGTCGGCAGGTACGCTGACCTTTTCCTGGGTGGACGCGAGAATAAACTCACCCGGCAACAATTCGTAACCATTCTCGCCGATGGTGACGTTCTCGTCGCCATGACGATAGGCGACGATGTTTTCGTCTAGTCGCACTTCTACCGACGCCGGCTGAATAGACAACGGCTTGCGCCAGTCAGAGATGAGCTCACCCCAATCGATTCTGCGTCGGAGAGTGAAATCACTCAGTGTAGCCATTCTGGCAGCTCCTGTCTTCGTTTTCCTCGATCATATTGACCGTGTAACCTTTATCGCGTAGAATTGCTTTGGCTTCAAGAGCAAGGGCGACCCTCTCTCCCGGGAAGATTTTTACTGTGTCTTCACTGTGCTCTGACACCACGATCGCACAGACGTACGCATCATCGTCCGATGAATCACTATAAGTGAGCACATACCCGCCCATTTCATTCGCATATGTGCACCTAGTAAAAGTTACTCTTCCTTCCTGCCACGAACGCAAGGCAAGTGCTACTCCCTGAACATGTCGCACGGTGCGCATAAGCTCGCGGATTGCGGCGGACGGATCGATCGAATAACTCCCGATAATAGTGAAGTTACAGTCGGTGGCGTGCATAAACGCAGCTGCACCCCATTGATCGCCGCATTTCGCCAAATCAACACAAACAATCTCAATATTGTTTATCACGATACTCGCGCTTTCGGGATGTAGTCGTTAAGACGATTATGCGAAATGGCGGACATGAACTCTGCGAGTCGGTCCCTAACCTCCCTGGCGTGCTCCTCCGGGGCAAGCTGTCTGTCAATAGTGTCCCAGTAGACGCCTCGCAGAATCGCGATCACCGTCTGCCCTCCCTGCTCGTTGATGAGTTCGCGCAGATACCATGCCGCCTTTCCCATGTCAACATTCTCGTCAGCACCATCCTTATGTCCGGCCCTGAAAATGTATTTCAGGGCACTCCCGGTCAGAAAGTCTTTGTTGCGAATGAAAGTAATGGGCTCAGGATCGAGGGTCGCATAATGTGACGGGTGAGTTATCTCATTCTCATGCACACTATCCTCGCGCCCCCCGCCATTCTTCTCTGTGATATCGAAAATGTCATCGCACTTCTCTGTGACATAGAGAGTGTCATCACATAAGGTCAACTCATAGCGCTGCTCGTCGAACGTAAGAAACGCTTCCCCTCCATCTTCGTTCTCATACCAAATGCACCATTCGCCAGTGAAATACCGACAAACCTTCCTGACGGGCGCATAGTAGCTGTTAGAAACGTAAAAGCAAACCGGATCGTTGACGAACTTCAACTCGCAGCCGGGGTCAGTCTTATATCTGCCAATACGCCACCAATGCCAACCATCGTGCTTCTGCTCCAGAGAAACGTAGCGCCGGCTCCAGCAATCCACTCGCCATTCACTGAAAGAATTGCGGCGGACGTGCACCTCCCAGAACCCATCATGCGGCACTACCTTCGAAACATACTCGTACACGCCATTCGGGTAGTAAATCTTCTCATACTCGCCATCTACAGGTGACACTACATAATCTCCTCTCTCTGTCCGCGTGATCGAATACTCGCCGTATTTGAAATAGCGCCTCGTCTCTACGCCGGCATGGATAGAATCGAAACCAATCCTCTCATTATCGCCAGTTTGCGCCACGATTCTCTCTTTACCACCGTCCGGCAAATACAGCCAAACCGGTTTCAAAAACACTGTGTCCATAGTCGTTCACGCTATTTCAGTTACCGAGAGTGCCGACCGTGGCAAAGTAGGCGAAAAACACCTGAAGCCACCAAAAAGCACGCCATGCAAGAGACAGTCCAATAACACCAACGATAAGGGCGACTGCACCCATTGCCATGCCTTCGCCCGTGGACCGCGGCTTGCGGAGCCATGCCACGAAACGATTCGTGGGGCGCGGGGG